TATCGCGGCGGTCGAGGCAGAAGCCCGCAAAGCCGCGCAGCGTTCCGCTGCACAAATCGTCGAGCTTGGTGCTCGGCACAATCAAGCCGACCTTGCTCGCAAAGCCATTGCTGATGGCAAGAGCATTGAAGAGTTCCGTGGCGAACTCCTTGAGACCATTGGCTCCACGCGCGCCCTTGAGTCTCAAGACGTGGGCATGACCGAGAAGGAAGTTAAGCGCTTCTCCATCGTTCGCGCCATCCACGCTCTGGCTAACCCGACCGATCGCCGCGCTCAAGAGGCTGCTCGCTTTGAGTTTGAATGCTCGCAAGCCGCATCCAAAGAGTACGGTCGCGCAGCCCAGGGCATCCTGCTCCCGGCTGAAGTGCTCCGCAACTGGAAGCGTGACCTGAACAGCTCCGATGAGGCTGCTCTGTTCACCGACGACTTCCGTGGTGGCGACTTCATCGACGTGCTGCGCAATGCCAGCTCCGTCATGCAAGCCGGCGCTCGGATGCTCAACGGCCTCTCCGGTGATGTGAAAATCCCGAAGAAGACCGCTGCTGCTGCTGCTGCGTGGATTGCAACGGAAGGTGGTAACGCCTCTGAGTCCGAGATGACCGTGGGTTCTGTGTCCATGACGCCGAAGACCATTGGTGCATACACGGACGTGACGCGTCAGCTCCTCATCCAAAGCTCCTTGGATGTGGAAGCCCTGATCCGTGACGACCTCGCACAGGCGCTTGCTCTTGCAATCGACCTTGGCGCGCTCGCCGGCTCTGGCTCCTCGGGTCAGCCCACCGGGATCAAGAACACCTCTGGAATCAACACCGTTGATTTCGGAACCGCTCCTGATCTCGTCCCCACCTTCGCTCAAGTGGTGGAGATGGAGACCAAGGTGGCCGAGGACAACGCCCTCATGGGCAACCTCGCCTACATCATGGGCGCAGCCATGTACGGCGCGCTCAAGACCACCGAGAAGGCCACCAACACGGCCCAATTCGTGGTTGAGCCGGGCGGCACCATCAACGGCTACCGTGCGGTTGTCTCCAACCAAGCGTCTGCTGGGGATGCTTTCTTCGGCAACTTCAGCGACCTCCTCGTCGGCTTTTTCGGCGGACTGGACCTGGTTGTTGATAACTCCGCGTTGTTGCTCAGCGGTGGCGTAAGGGTTGTGGCCCTTCAAAGCTGCGATGTCGCAGTTCGGAATGCTGTCTCGTTCTGCCTTGCGAATGACGGCGGTAGCTAAGCCATAAGGTGACGGCCCCCTTCGGGGGGCCTGATCCCTTGGAGTCATCATGAAATACAAAGTCTTGCGGAACACTGTGGCGGCAGGTCGAGTACGGCGGATGGGTTCTCTCGTTGAGCTTGATGACGCAGAAGCCAAAGAATTGATGGCGATGGGGCGAGTAGCGCCGCATCATGAAGAGCAGATTAAAGACCGAAGCGTGGGTTTGTCTGAAGAGACCAAGCCCCGTCGTCGCGGTCGTCCTAGGAAGGTTGCTGAGTAATGGCAGTCGAGACTCCAGATGATCGGTCCTACCTGTTGGCTGACTTCGGGGTATCAGTGACGTATACGCCTGTGGGCGGTGCTGCTTCGACTCTTACTGGCATCATTGATAACGCATACGAGGAGGTTGATCCTGGCGGAAGCGTTTCCTTCGCCATGACCCGTCCTCGCCTTACTTGTCGTACCGCTGACCTCCCGAATATCTCCGAGGGCGCGACGATGGTTATCGATGGGGCTAACTACGTTGTTCGCGTACATATGCCTGATGGAACGGGCTTCTCAGAGCTGATGCTGGAGGCCCAATAATGGCCCACGTTCGTAAGCTCATTCGGGACAACGTGACGACGACCCTCACCGGATTAACTACCACTGGGGCTAATGTCTATCAGACCCGGGTCTATCCCCTGGCTGAAGACAAGCTCCCGGGCCTAGCGATTTACACTGGAAGTGAGTCAACTGAGTACGGGACCATTAATCCTCCTCGCACTCAGATTCGGACTCTCACGGTAAACGTAGAGCTTTACGTCAAGGGCCTCGCTGACTACGACGATGATCTGGATCAGATCGCTCTGGAAGTTGAAGAGGCTCTCTACACTGACCTAACCCGAGGTGGTTATGCGAAGGACACCCGCGTGACCGCCTTTGAAGCAGACTTCTCTGGGGAAGGGGATCAGCCTGTTGCCTATGCAACAATGACTATTGAGGTTGATTACATGACCCTAGAGAATGACGTGGAGGCATCGGTATGATTGAGATGACTTGTGGGAATGCGACCATCAAGGCGCATCCGAGTAAAGTAGAATCACTGATGAATAAGGGCTGGACTCTAGTCGAGCCCCATTCAGGACCGGCATTGCCGGATGACCCACCGGCAGAGCCGGAACTTGATGAGGCCGATGAGGCTCAGGAGGAAGAGTAATGGCTACGCATAAGGGTAGCGAAGGGGTTGTGAAGGTCGGTGCCAATACGGTCGCCGAGATTCGCAGCTATACGATCACGGAGTCTGCTGACACCCTGGAAGATACCAGCATGGGTGACTCGGCTCGGACCTACAAGCCCAGCTTGACCACCTTTACGGGGTCGATTGACGCTCTGTGGGACGAGACGGATACGACTGGTCAAGGCGCTCTCTCCATTGGCGCTGAAGTGACCTTTGCTGTGTACCCGGAAGGCGACACTTCTGGTGACACCTACTACACGGGTACGGCTATCGTGACCGAAGTGTCTCGTACCGGCTCCTTCGATGGGCTTGTGGAAGCTTCTGTAAGCCTCCAAGGCACTGGCGCTCTATCTGAGACCACGGTGTAACTATGAGCCTATTGGAGAAGGCTAAGGAGCATTACAAGGGCAAGCTCTCTGCTGAGCCCCGGGAGCTGCGTATACCTGAGTGGAATGACACGGTATACGTTCGACCGGGGATCAGTATGCAGAGCTTGGGTGAGATCATGGAGCTTGCTAACAGTGGGAACTCTGCTGAAGCTATGGTCATGACTCTCATTCACCGACTAGTGGACGGCGAGGGGAAGCCTGTCTTCAAGAAGATTGAGAAGACCGAACTTCTCCGTTCAGTAGATCCTGAGGTCATTGCAAGGATTGTTGGCGAGATCGGCCAATCCGATCCTTCTGAGGACGACATCTCGGGAAACTAAAGAACGACCGTGATTTGCAGTTTCAGTATTTTCTTGCTGAACACCTGCATAAAACGGTCGCTGAGATTCGGGAGATGGACTCTAGAGAATTTATAGGCTGGGCTTGCTGGTTCCGCATGAAGGAAGAAAGAAATGGCAACTGAGAACTTTCTGTATAACTTTCGTGCAATTGATGGAACCAAGCTTGCCTTCCAGTCGGTCTCTAGGAACATCGACAAGGTCACAAAGCAAGGCGCCAGCCTTCGCCGTGTCTTCAGTAGCACCTTCACTCAGAGTATCGGTGGGGGTGCTGCTTTAGCCTCTGCGGGGCTGGTTAACCTTCGCCTCCAGTTTGATCAGATCCAGAAGACTCTAGACTTCGCCACGGGTTCTACTGAGGCGGGGGCGGAAGCATTCCGCTTTGCCTCTGGTGAGGCTCGGCGCTTAGGTCTGGATCTTCGTGCAACTGCTAAAAGCTATGCTCAGTTCGCTGCTGCGGCCAAGGGAACGAACCTTGAAGGGGCGATGTCCGACAAGGTCTTCAGTTCTGTAGCCCAGGCTGCTGCTGTTCTTCAGTTGTCCGCAGACGATACTCGCGGCGCTCTGAGAGCCCTTGAGCAGATGATCTCCAAGGGTAACGTCCAGGCTGAAGAACTCCGCCAGCAGTTGGGTGAGCGTCTTCCTGGCGCATTCCAGTACGCTGCTCGGGCGATGGGTGTCACCACTCAAGAACTGAACGATATGCTTGAGAACGGCGAGGTCTTGGCTGATGACCTCCTGCCGAAGCTCGCTGATGAATTGAACCGTACCTTCGGCCCTAATGTGGCGGCTGCTGCTGATAGCTTGAAGGCATCGCTTCAAAGGCTTTCCCTTGAGGTTGAGACCTTATCCAATACTGCGGCTGAAGGCCCTGCTGCGATCACTAAGTCTCTGTCTGACTTCGGTGCGGAGATCCTGGGAGGTATTAACTACTTCCTTGAATGGAACAAGCAGCTATCAGAGCAGGAGGCTGCTCAGCAGTTCATTAAGAATCAGGAGGAGGCGAAGGCGCGGCTCCATGAGCTTGGTGTCCAGATTGCTAATACAACTGTAGCGTTACAGGCTTATCGGCAGGCTGGGAAAAGCGATGAGACTATGACCCGGGCTGTTCGTCTCGCTTTCCTCACCAAAGAGTACGACGCGCTCGCCGCCAGCATTGAAAAGACAACAAAAGCTGCTAAGGCTGCTGAGAAGGTTGATATCTCTAAAATCGCCATCCCCAAGCCCGGCCCCGTTATGGCGCCAGGGATGTCCGAGGAAGTTCTTAAGATTCAGGACCAGGCCCTTAAGGAGGCGATGGAGGCGGCAGAGAGCTTGCTCTCGCCTCAAGAGGTTCTTCAGAAGCGTATTGAGAAGCTGAACCAAGATTTCGCTAGCGCATTCATCCCGGTTGACCTTTATTCAAAGGCCCTCAGAGCGCTGTCTATTGAGATGGCGAATCTGAACCCGAACATTCAGGAGGCTCAGGATCTCTTTGAGTCTGTCTCTGGCACGATCAGCGCGAATCTAAGTCCTAT